ATCACCTTACCAAAAGGATTGTGCTGCTGCTACTTTGATGTGTGAGAAGTCTGCAGAAATCTTTATTGGTGCTAAACTTCTTGGTGGTGTTCAATTTCTTCCAGACGAAGAGATTGAACATCTAGAGAACTGCCCTGGTGAGCAATATCGTCGTCGTATGTATTTCGTCAAATAAATAACTATAAGTCGCAAGAACTTATGGGCCCTCTACAATCGCCTCAAGAATACTTGTTCAATCTACATGCAACAAGTCAATCAGAAGCAAAACGATTGTGGAGGAAACAAATAAAAGAAAGTTGGAACCATAAATGTGCCTATTGTGGTTCAGAAGAAGATTTAACTCTTGATCATGTTATTCCACAATCTAAAGGTGGAGAAGACATTACAAGAAATGTTGTGTGTTGTTGTAAATCCTGCAATCAATCCAAAGGCCATGATCACTGGAAGTTGTGGTATGTCCAACAAGACTTTTACTGTGAAGAAAAATTTGATATGATAGAAGAGTGGATGAAACCTCCAAAACCAACCAATCTTTATGCATATCGCCCAAGAAAAAATATTAGATATTAGTAATTTTATACATAGAAAAGTTGCAAAACTAAAAATGAAAACCTTAACTCTCACAGAAGACCAAGTAAAACTTCTGGCTGATGCCATATGGATGCGCCAAAGATGTTTCATTGCTGGCGACAAAAGATTTAAAGAGTATGGTACAATGTTAGAAGATATCCTTGGAGACCTTGATTACACACCATCAAGATATTGAAATGATTACTTCTGAAACACCTTATAAACTAGCAGAAATTATTAGAGAAACCTGGCCAAATCTTTACAGGCCATCAAAAGAAACTTATAATACAAAGAGTCAGAAGAAAAAGAATGTATGATTATTGGGTAGTGACAGATAAAACTACAGGTAGAGTAATTGCTCACTGTGGAGAAGAGTCTGATGCATTTATGTTGATGAGTTTTGATCCCGATAAGAGAACTTACAGGAAACAAAAGTTTATTATGGACCAAGTGATTACTGTTACATCAACAACAGATAAACAACTTCCTGGACAACAAGGTTTACCAGCAGCAAAAGAAGAACTACCACCAATAGAACTTCAGCAACAAGTATGGCTTCCTGAAGGTCAAGGAATTCCAGTTAACGCTAAATAACTTTCAGTTTATAAAGAATTATGAAGTTTACAGTTTATTCGAAAGATGGTTGCCCATATTGCACAAAGGTTCAACAAGTGCTAGAGTTAACGCAACTACAACATGTAGTTTATAAACTTGGGGTAGATTTTACTCGTGAAGAATTCTATTCGGAATTTGGACAAGGATCTACATTTCCTCAAGTTATTGTAGATGAAAAACACATTGGAGGTTGTACAGATACTGTTCAATATCTTAAGGAGCAAAACCTAGTTTAATGGATAACAATTTTCACGAAGTTTACAATGATGTAGAAAAAGCAATTGACTATGCTTTTAATGGACAATTTGTATTGAAGTTTTATGACTATCTAAAAGTTCGTGGAACAAAAAAAATTGAAGTAGATGAGTTCATTGAAAGTACAACTGCCAATGAGCTCAGTAATCTTGTAATGGATCTTGATGATTATCTTGAAGGTGGCTCTGATGAGATGCATAAACAACTTCGTGAAGGATATGGACATATTCCAAAACCACAAGCAAGAAAAATTAGAAATTACCTATATGGTATATTAGAGGATGCCTGGAAGTATAGTCATGACAAAAGACCAGGGAGACGCAAAAAGCAAACTAAATAAATCAGAACCCCAGATTAATCGGGGTGTTGAGTTATTACTACGCAATAGGAGGAGAAGATCAGAAAAACCAAAAACTTTTCAAGTAAAGTTTGGTAAAATGATCTCTCTGTTCCGAAGAGAGTTTCATTTCTTTATCGACTTTCACTTCGATATAAAGAAAAAATAAAACTCTCTGGAGAAGACAAATGCTAGCAGTAACTCTAACCATAGGAACACTGGTTTCAATCATGTTCTTTTTTGTAGGAGGAGTAGTAGGATGGTTGGCAAAAGAACACTTCTACCAAACTCAACCAGTTTACACACACCCAGAGATGTTTGATTCAAATGGGAATGTAATACCAGACGAAATTTTAGCAGTGAGATTTGAAAACGATTATGACTACGACTACGAAGACGAAGAAGAAGACGACGACGACTGAAAAACCCATCGAAACTCTTCCACCAAATCCTTTTATTTTTGAAATTTTAGATCTTGCTTCTAAGCAAAGAAGCAATGCTAAAAAAGTTGAAGTTCTAAAAACTTATGAAGATCCTTCTCTAAAGACTATCTTTATTTGGAACTTTGATGAAACCGTAATTTCTCTCTTGCCAGAGGGGGAGGTTCCGTATGCCAGTACCGGAGAGCAAAATTCTTATAGTGGATCATTGAGTTCTAAAATTAATGATGCTGTTTCTAAAATGGAAGAAATCAATTCAAAATCTCTTGGTGCTATGGATCAGGGGAAATCTTCTATTAGAAAAGAATATCAAATGTTTTATAATTTTGTAAAGGGTGGAAACGATACTCTAACTTCTATTAGACGAGAGACCATGTTCATTAATATTCTTGAGGGTCTTCATCCTCTTGAAGCGGAAATTCTTTGTTTAGTAAAAGATAAAAAACTTGAAACTAAATATAGGATAAGTTTCGGTAATGTAAAAGAAGCGTATCCCGATATTCAATGGGGCGGCCGTTCATGACAGTAGTTGTTGGAGAAGATGTAAAAATGGCAGAATACTCAGAAAATCAAAAACTTGTTCTGCCACATGAATATGGATGTGAAATTCTTCTAGAAAAAACAACACTTAGTAAAGCAAAAGATTCTTCATTTCCAAACGATGCATACTTAATCTGGTACATTAATGATGGACAAGAGTGTATTGATTTGACTAGAGCTGCAAAAAGAGTAAACCTATTTGATATGTACTATGACAAATATGGTCCTGGTGCAGTTCAAAAAATTGATTTTGGATATGGTAGAGTGAACCCTAAACTTTGGGGATATAAACAACCTGAGAAAAAGAAAAAAAGATGAGTGAAGGTTTTAAGGGATTTGCTAAGTCAGCAGACGACAAGAAATTTAGACTTTATATTAAAAACAGAGAAGTAAATAAACTTATCAAAGAATATAAGAAACTTAAAAAATATCAAAAATCGTCAATCTTTGAGATCGAAAAACTTTCTGGTCAAGAGACAAAGATTGATAAACTAATTAACGAATATGGGATAGATCCTGAAGCAATTGAATAATGGGAAAACATTATCTTCTTAATTTGTATGGATGCTCGTTTGTTCTTTTGGACGACGAGCGTTGTCTTATTGACTTACTAGAAAATGCAGCAGTTGCTAGTGGTGCTACTGTGATTCAGACTATCTCAAAGAAGTTTGAACCACAAGGAGTTACTGTAATCTGCTTGCTTTCAGAAAGTCACATTAGTATTCATACTTGGCCTGAGGAAGGTAAGGCTGCTGTAGATGTTTATACCTGTGGTGATTGTAATCCTAAGATTGGTTGTGATATCATCATTCAACAACTTTATGCAACAGAACACACCCTCAGTTACATTGAGCGGTAACTAAATACACTATACCTGGAGAAGACTATGCTCTCTACTCAATATCGTTTGCGCCTTGAAGCAATCTGTGAGCGTATTGTAAAAGGCGAATCTGTAGAGTTAAGTGATATGATATGGGCAGAAAAACTTGCCAAATCAAATCGTTCTGCTGCAACTATTCTTAGACAGGCTAGACGCCGTGCAGCAAATCCTGATATGCAGGAAGATAGTCTTGATGGATTTATGAATGCTTTGGATCTTGGAGATCCAGATCCATCAAATCATAGAACTAGATTCGATAGTGCTGATGACATTGTAGACTTTTTCACTCAAGATAAACCTGAGGATTGGAGAACAAGAGACTAATGAAATCTTTTCAAGAATTTTTATCCGAAGAAGAGAAGTCTTCAAAAAGAACTGCAGGATATATTAACGAACCAAAAGGAAATGAGAAGTGTTCCAACTGTAATATGTGGAGACCACCAAATGCTTGTACTGCAGTGAGTGGTAAGATATCACCTGATGGTTGGTGTAAGTGGCATCAATATGATAGAAAGAACCAAGATTAAGAAATAATAAAATTGGTATAGCATTTTACAAACTTACTTGCATAACTAGAGTGTAAGGTCTATAATAAGACCATCGTTCATCCAGGAAACTGGACGCAAGTAGGACGGCGGAACGGATCGTTCATCCCAATGGGACGCAAACCGCCCGAAGGAACGGGGCCTAAAAATCTCATTTCTTTGGAGCAAAACAATGGCAAAAGTAGTATACCGTGGCATCGAGTATGATACCCAGAAGCGTTTGGAGTATCAACAGCAAATGATGCAACAACCTCAACAGTACAATGAAGTCTATCGTGGCGTTAAGTACACTAAGGAGGGTCATAAGTGATGAAGAAACTCAATGTGCTTCAACTCATTAAAGAGCAAAAGCAAAAAGAGCAGCGTCGTCACCAAGCACTGCTAGCAAATGCAGGAGCAGGAAAGTGATTGCTATGATTGCAGCTATTGCAGGTGCATCAACAGCATTCATTTATCTCATATATATTGAAGTTCTATTACTCAATAGGTAGTGGAAAATTACCGTTATCACTATGATGATGCAGACAAGGACAGTAGAGGTCCCGCTTGTTATCTTTTAACATATCGTGGTTGTCGCTATTGGTCTTGTTATCGTATTCATCTTGTGGAATGGTTTGAAAAAGTTTTTGAATATAACAGGGAGGATTGACATCCTCCCTTTTTTTGTGTATAATACCTTTGTTGAGGTTGATAAAAATGGATAGAGAAAAGCTTAAGCTGATTGTCAAAAACCTTGAGTCTCTGGTAGAATGCTTAAAGTCAGAAGTTTATTCTGATGTAGATTCATATAAGATGAACTACGAAGAGATTTCACAACACATTACTGATTACGACGAAGTATTTTATGACGGAGATGACGATGGATACCCAGATTGATGAGTTTGAGTATATGAAACCAGAAGTAAAACTCATTAGTGTTACACCCGATGCAGAGAAGCATATGGCATATTGTGCTCGGGTAAGTAATCCTGCCAATCAAGAGAATGAAAAGTTCTCTGGACTTCTTAAGTATTGTATCCAGCATCAACACTGGTCAATCTTCGAACAAGCTTCGATGACTGTAGAGATCAATACTACAAGAGGTATTGCTGCTCAAATACTTCGTCATAGGTCATTTACATATCAAGAATTTTCGCAGCGTTATGCTGATGCTAGTCTTCTGAATAAAACTATTCCTCTTCCTGAACTGCGTCGTCAGGATACAAAGAATCGTCAGAATAGTATTGATGATATTCCTGCTTATCTCAATCTAGTTTTGAGTGAAGATATCCGTGTTCATTTTGAGCACTCTCTACGCATCTACAAGCGCCTTCTAGACGCTGGAGTGGCAAAGGAGTGTGCGAGGTTTGTACTGCCTCTAGCAACCCCTACAAGACTCTACATGACTGGCTCTGTGCGTTCTTGGATCCATTATATTGATCTTCGCTCTGCACATGGTACACAGAAAGAACACATGGAAATTGCTGAACTGATTCGTTGTATCTTTACCTGTCAGTTCCCTTCTGTATCTGAAGCACTTGGTTGGACTCGTGATGGTTGTTCCGAATGTGTTGATGCCCCTTCTATTACTATCGAATAAATATCTGAACATACGATGGAGGTTCAAATTGCCCACATATCCCGTTATTAATAAGGAAACTGGTCAACAAAAAGAAGTGACAATGAGTGTTCATGATTGGGACCAATGGAAACAAGATAATCCCCAATGGGATAGGGATTGGTCTGATCCAAGCACATGTCCTTCTTCAGGAGAAGTTGGTGAGGTTTATGACCGACTTCGTAAATCTCATCCTGGATGGAATGATGTTCTACACAAAGCATCAAAAGCCCCAGGTTCAAAAGTAAAACCAGTTTAATTCAATATGCCAGCAAAAAGAAACTCTCCTAAGTCACCAGTACCCTTTGGTATGAGTAATAGACAAATGAAAAGAAAGAAACCAATTAATTCTGATTTGATGAGGAAAATTGAGCCTCTTACAGAAAATCAGGAAGAACTATTTCGTTGTTATAAACTAGATCAAAATCTAGTTGCATATGGTTGTGCTGGCACTGGCAAGACATTCATTACTCTTTATAATGCTCTAAGAGATGTACTTGACGAAAAAACTCCATACGAAAAAATTTATATTGTACGTTCCCTTGTGGCAACTAGGGAGATTGGTTTTCTTCCAGGTGATCATGAGGATAAATCCTCTCTTTATCAAATTCCATATAAGAATATGGTGAAGTATATGTTTGAGTTGCCTACAGAAGCAGACTTTGAAATGCTCTATGGCAATCTTAAAACTCAAGGAACAATTAGTTTTTGGAGTACATCTTTTATTCGTGGTACAACTCTTGATAACGCCATTATTATTGTTGACGAATTTCAAAACTTGAACTATCACGAACTTGATAGTATAATTACTCGTGTAGGTGAGAATAGTAAGATTATGTTCTGTGGTGATGCCACTCAATCGGATCTTATTAAGACGAATGAAAAAAATGGAATTATTGATTTCATGAAAGTACTTCGTATTATGCCTTCAGTTGATATTATTGAATTTGGGGTTGAGGATATTGTTCGCTCTGGATTGGTGAAAGAATACATCATGGCAAAAATGGAAATCGGAGTATGAGTTTTATTCATCATAATTATCTGGGTGATATTGAATTAGACTGTAAAACAACAGAAAGCATCCGTCTCTATAATCTTCCTAATGGAGATTGGGTGCCTTCTATTACATCAGTAACTTCTTTTTATAACCGACAGATCTTTGCTAAGTGGAGAGAAAGAGTTGGTATTGAAGAAGCAAATCGAATCACTAAGAAAGCAACAGCAAGAGGAACT